TATTTATTTTAAAATTTTAACTTGGTGTATCTGTAACTCTATCTTCTACATCCATATTCACACTAAGAGAATTTGATGTACTGTAAGGTGCATCTCCAATAACTTCATCTCCACCCATTCCAGAACTTGTTCCTCCTCCATAGGTATTTACACCATCTACAATATCATCCTCAGTCATATTTGCAGAAGTTCCATTATTGCTACCTTTTTCATCTAAAACAGTCCAGTTAGTATTAAAAGAACTATTACTTCCCAACTGCCACCAGCTAACTAAGTTTGAATATGCACTATGGTTGTTTAGATTAGATGGTACTCCTTCATTATAAATTTCTGATACCTGTGAAGATGTTAAAGCTGTATTCCAAACAGATACATTTGAAATAGAACCATTAAATGTACTTCCACCAGCTTCAACTCCGCCAATCCAAAAATTTGCAGTTCCATTATACGGAGATGAAACACCATTAGAACTTGAGTTGTCTAAACTTCCATTTATATAAATTTTTAAATTAGTACCATCATTAATTAAAATAATATTATTCCAATTTCCATTATTTGTCGCAGTATTAGCTGTTATTTCATTTGAAGCATTATAACTACCTGAACTTGTAACCCAAAATCTAATTTTACCATCTGTAAGTTGATACATTCCAAATGTAGCTTCTCCAGAATTGTTTTGTGTTATTACATTAACTACTGATGTTGTTGTGTACTTAGTCCAAAAACTTAAAGAAAAAGCACCTGTTAAATTTATATGTCCACAATTAATGTAGTCATCTGTTCCATCCAGCTGTAATGCATACGGAGAGTAACCACTTGTAAAACTTAAATCACTTTGTACTAAATTGGCTTGTGTCATTCCTGAGCTTGTGCCATCGTTAGAACCAGCGTGGTCTTCAATCGTCCAATTTCCTGTAGAAGAATCATAAGTATCAGAAGCATCTAATTTATACCAAGAAACCAAAGAAGTAAATCCCGTCATTGAAGTAAGAGGAGAACCATTATTGTAAAGAGTTTCTACTGAATTAGAACCTGTTGCTGGTAGTGCTGTGCTAAATATTTGGAAATTACTAACATTACCTTGAAAAAAACTTGATAAACTATTTGGGTTAGTACCTATAAAAGCTTTTGGAGATGTAGTAGTATTGTAAGAAATCGTTCCACTTAAAGAAGCTGTATTAGGATTTGAAACGTCATTATCTGTATAAATGCTTAATAGAGAACCATTCCAAGTTGCTACCACGTGGTGCCATTTGTTATCATTAAAAACAGCTGCTGTTGCTGGTTGTGCAAAGCCTGTGTCTGTAGCAATTTTAACAGTTACACTACTTCCTCCTGTAGGGCATATATATATAGCTACGTCAGAAGAACCTTGTGCTCCTTTGTCAGCTAAATAAATCATTTTATAGCTTTGGCTATCAACAGTTGCTTTTGCCCAGAAAGAAATTGAAATAGCAGTTGTTGGAAGTGCAGAATTTAAACCTAAAGCAACGTGAGAAGTTCCATTACTTCCAAAATCAAAAACATAATCTTTTAAAGAACTATTAGGCACTAAATAATCTGCTCCATTAAAAGCATCTTGGTCACCTAAAGGATAGTAAGCAACTGGCTTTGGAGATAAACTCATCGGGTTTCCTATACCAGTAGAGCTTGAACCATAAAGAGTTGTTACTTGGCTTGAAGAAAGAGGGTAATTAAAAATGGATAAAGCGTCTAATTTAGCAACAAGTTTATATGCGCTGTATGCGTGGTGGTCTCCAATTTTAAGGTTTGTGGCAGAGTAGTTAACGGAGTCTGAGCCGCTTGCATCAGATGTGCCATTTATATAAATTGATGTATTAGAACCTGTATTTAAAACTGTTATAAAATACCAAGTATTTAAAGAAAGTGCAGTTGATGTTGTGCAAACTTGGCCTAAAGTGTACCAAGACAAAGTTTCGTCTGGGTTTTTCCACAAAGCACCAGCATTAGAGCTTCCAGCAACGCCTCTAAAATCAAGAATGCCTTTATCTCCTAAATCACTTGTTATTTTTACCCAAACATTAATTGTAAAACCACCAGTACCAAAAGCAAAAGAATTATTAGTTGGTACAGTTACAATACCACTCCCATCAAATGAAAGCGAATAGTTTGAAACCTTACTTTTATTTTCTTCATTAGGCAAACGCCATTGTCTATTTGTAAACTGTGTACTCATATTAATCTCCCATTCTATTCCAGTACTTTAGGTTTGAACCTGCTACTGTAGTTAAGTCTTTAGTTAAATTAGTTCCTTTTGCGTTGTATATCTCCTGTACTTGTGTTGATGTTAGAGCTGTGTTCCAAATTCCTATCTCGTCAAGTTTTCCATCCCAATAATAGCCGAAAGTTCCATTTAAATACCTATATGCACCAACCGATAGTGTTTGTCCTATATTGTTTCTAGGCGTGTTTGTAGTCGTAGTTCCCAACGATGTGCCATTAAGCCAAACTTCTAAACTTGTTCCATTGTGTACGATTGCTAAATGATACCAAGTATTTGCACTTGTTGAAACAGTTATATTATTTGATGAAGTATTATAATAATCAAGATTAGTAGCAGAACTTAAATGGATATACCAGCCAAAACCATTTGTAAGAATCATATTTTTAGCACCTCCAACAGAGTTGTAATTAAACCATAAAGAAACACTTACAGCACTTACTCCATCCAATGCTGGTTGTTGAATTGGTGCTAAACGGTCATTAATTCCATCAAAGCTCATACTGTAATTATTAGCAATTCCAGCAGCAGTTACAGCTAAATCAAATGTTGAAGAGTTAGGACATCCAGCACTTGTAACATAGAATACTTTATATGATTGAATAGTTGAATTAGCTAAATCTATTTCACCAGTAGAAGAATTAATACTTAATCCACTTGGATAAGCACTATAAACACCACCTGAAGTTGTTGGCGTAGTTGTTAAACTTGCTGTTCCTGTTTGTGGTAAACTGCTTGCAGAATAACCAAATGTTGCGCCATCTAAAGCATTTACTGTAATAGTATTATTTACTGTATTAGGGCAAGTTCCATTTGTAGTATATACAACTGTATAAGTTCCAGCAGTTGAACTGTTTAAAGTAATAACACCAGTTGAACTATCAATACTTAGGTTTCCAGTAGATTCGCTAAATGTACCACTTTGACCAGTTATTGTTGGTGCTGGTGTAGTTAAAGAATAAGTTCCGTGATATGCAATTACCCCAGCATTTGGCATATAGTAAGTAACACCGCCTAATACGTGAGTATGATTTGTTCCATCAGAACTTACTGCATTTGCAGCAGAAGCAGTTGAATAAAGTGGGTAATAACCATCTACAGCAGTAGCACCAGTAGGCATTTGACAGTAAGCACTTGAATCATAAACAACTGTTGCAACATCTAAAGGTAATTCAGTTACTGTAGAAGCAGAAGAAGTAGCACTACAACCATTGCTATCAGTTCCTGTTACTGTATAACTACCAGCAGTTACATTTATAGCTTGTGTAGTTGCTCCAGTACTCCATAAGTATGAAGATAAACCAGCAGTAGCAGTTAGTGTTGCTGTACTACCAACACAATAAGTTAAAGTACCAGATATTTCAACAGTTGGTAATGCATTTACAGTAATTGTAGTTCCACCAGAACTTGTACAACCATTAGAATCTGTACCTGTTGCATTAAATGTAGTTGTAGTAGTTGGTGTTACTGTTCTTGGATTATCTGTATTACCATCATTCCATACATAAGTAGAAGCACCACTTGCAGTTAATGTTGTGCTTTCACCATTACAAATAGTACCAGCAGAAGTACTTACAATAACAGTTGGTAAAGCATTAATAGTAAAGTTATATGTTGCAGTTGCAGCATCTGTATCTGTATAAGTAATTAAATAACTTCCTACAGTAGAAGCATCAATATCAACTTCACCAGTTGTTGTGCTAATAAATACTAATCCAGTAGTAGAGCTAAATGTTCCAACACCAGCATTATTTTGTATAGTTGGTGTAGGGTCGCTTGCATCAGCACAAAAAGTACTTGCAGAATAAGTTATTGAAACAACAGGTTGCCCTCCAGCAATATTAGTATCACCACTTGGCGAACTATCATAAACAGCACCAAAGTTATTGGTAGAATTAGCTTTTGCTTTTCCCCAATCGTTGTTGTTGTTCACACCACCTTGTCCCCATTCTATGTTATTATCTGGCATAATATATTTTTAAAGTACCCAACCTCCAAAATCTGCAACATCATCTGGATACATATCCTCTTGAGAATTACTATAATACTCAGGTATTAATCCAGCTGCGTTATTTTGCATAAAATCTATAAATCTATTTGTGTAAAACTGTGCTGTAGTTCTGCTTCTTTCAATTAAGCTATCTACGTGTTCTTTACTTAGTGCTGTGCTATTTTCAGGATTCTTAGTATATATACCACCATTAGAAATATTAACACCAGCGTAAGGTAAGTATTCTACCATACTCCAATGTAATAGCATTGGTTTAATATAATCGTTTAATAAAGCTAAGTAAGGATTTGCTAAAGTACCAGCAGTTATTTCATTTTGTATTTTAACATATAACTCAGTACCTAAGTAATTTTGTATGTGTATATCTTGTGCTTGGTTTATAAAATTTAGTAAACGGTCTGGGTCAATCGAACCATTAGCAGCAGTAAATACTGAAATATCGTGTCTTGTTACAAATAGTGCTTTACTCATTTTCCTGTATAATTTGGGTGATGTCCATTATTAGGCATATTTACTGGAGCTTTTACTGCTTGTTTTCTACCTCTTGGCTTTGGTTCGTAACTTTTAGGAATAGTTTTACTTTTTTTGTAATCATCTAAATCATCACTACCAGCTTCTTTTCCTTTTTTAATTTTGTATAAAATCTGTTGCCATTTGTGTCTACAATAAACACCACCTTTAAATTTAAACAAATCATACTTTTGACCTTTGTGCATTGGTAATTTAGCAGCTTTAAAGTTCATATTTCTGCTTGCCTTATCTATATCTTCTAATCTATATACAATACCAGCACTTGTTCTGCTCATCATCTCTTTACAAAACTCTCTGCTTTCTCCACCTCTACTACTACCTTTTGCGTACTTGTATCTTACTTTATACATTGATTTATCTAAAGTAGAAAAACCATCTTCTTTACTATCTACAACATCACTTAATTGTATCATTGATTTAGCCCAATCCTCAACACTTTCATTTTCATCATCTAAATCTCTAATATCAACTATTTCAAACTCTTTAGTATCCATTTTAACGCCTTTAAGCGAATCTAAAGCATTTTTTAGTAGTTCATCACTATCTTTGTTTGAAACGCTCTTAGAAGCCATTATTTCAAGCTCTGTGCTTTCTTCTTCTTCTTTTATTCCAGTTTGTTCTTCAATGTTTTCTTTACCTTCAACATTCTCTAAATCCATAAACTCAAGTGGTTCAATAGTTTTAAAGTAAAGATTTAAACTAATATCATTTACTGCTAATATTGCATCTAAGCTATCAATTAAAAGGTTTTGGTATGGTTGTATAACTACGTTATTAAAAAGGCGTGAGGCGTTCTCTATTTCATCAGCATTAGAAGAAAAGCCATTAGCAGAAGATAAACCTAATAATAATGGTGATGTTACTCTGTGAGTTAACATAATTTTTCTACTACATTCTTCACTTAAATAAGTGTAATGTGCAGGAGCATCATTTAGTGGTATATCCTCAACAGTTGTTTTACTTTCTGCATTATTGTTAAATGCAACAATTACTTTTTCCCCGTAGCTACCAGTGAGCTTATTCATTACATCATTCTTAATAGCAAGTTGTTTCTCGCGATCTGGTACACCATTATTAAAGTTCACCACCTTTGTACCACTAAAGCCATTCTGAGTATCATTAATTAAATAACACGCTATCTCATCTTCAAGTGTAGCATAAGCAGTATTATAATCTGCTGGACTATAATAATAAAAACCAGTTACATATCTTTTAATAATAAATATCTCATTTTGTGCGCCACTACCAAAAACAGGAAACTTTTTTAGTTTAGTATTGTGTTTTACTTTACTCCAATCAGCAGAATAAAAATAGTTTTTTATTTCGCCTTTATCATTCATTTTTTCAGCACGTAAGGTTTCTCTTGGAAAATGTGTTATTGCTGATATTTTATTACCATTATAAGTTATTTGAAAAGCAGCTTCGCCTAATAGTTTTAAATCTTGGCAAACATTTCTTAAATCGTGAGGTTTTACTAAACTCCTCATTTGTGCATACTGGTCTGGCTTTTGTGCAGAATCAGTAGCATCTAATCCTTTTCCATAAATTTGATTAACAACACCATTAATTACAGCATTATTGGTTGTGCTATCCATATAAGCATCTATTAAACTTTGGTAATAATCATTGTTATCGCCTATTGAAACCCAATCTTTGTTGCGTTCTTCTGTGATTGTTGGCCTTTCGTATTGACCTAATTGTATTAAATGTAGATTATCCATAATATATAAATTGATTGTCTCCTGTGCTTTGTTCTATATAAACACCGTTTGATATTTCATAGTCTGAAAGTGTTTGGTCTGAACAATACATTTTGTCTTTAAAAATTATTGCGTTATCTGTTGTATTAGTGATTGTAATAGTATAGTAATTGTTTTCAATTAATGCTTGAGTAGTTGAATATTGATAATAGTAATCTAATTCAGCAAATGTTGCATTAACATCTGTAAATAAAACTTTATTTTGAGCTTCTGACTTTATCACTAATTTATAAGTTTTAGTACCTAAAATTGTTTCTCTTGGTATAAAGTTAATAATTCGTGTGCCACTTGTAGTTAATATTTGCATATTTTTTTAATAAAAAAGGGGAGGCTAATCACTTCCTCCCCTCCAATCAAACTATATATTATGAATCACACAATTATATTAATCGCGTATTTTTTAACTATTGGTTCCCACCGTAACTGTTACAGTCGCTGAACTCATTCCCGCAAGAGGGTCAGCAGAAGTTCCACCAGCAATAAAGTTAGCTGGTTCAAGCTCTTGTCCTGTAAGTGTTAATGAGTAACCGCTTAAATCACCAAAAGCAGTTCCAGTAGCTATACTTCCACCAGTAACTTCCATTCCGTGTTCTAAACCACAAAGCATAAAGTTTCCGTTTCTATCTTCTACGCAGATATGAGGTCTTCCGTAAGCCATAAGCTTTAGTTGTAAATTATCTTCTTTAGATAATTTAGGTAGTGTTAAAGTTAATGTTTCTTCAAAAAATGTTGTACCATTTTCTCTTGAGGATGTAATAGCAGTTTCCAAACTATTAGTACCTTTTAAATCATATTGTAAGGCAGTTATTGTACCTGTCATATCTGTAATTTCATCAGCAGTTTTTGTTACAGTTCCTAATTCACCAAAATCAATGAACCAAGCTCTAACAATACCACCAATTACATCTTTACAAGGTACTTTTCTACCAGCTGTTAAATCGCAAGCCATATTATTAAAATTTAAATAAAGGGGGAATCACACCCCCCTTGTTATTAATTAATTTCTTAGGCGTGGTATAAAACTATATCAGAACCTATTCCGTAATTTACAGCACTTGTGTAACGCATTATTACTCTAACATTCTGCGAACCATCAAGGTCACTCATATCAAGAACTTTAACTTCGTTCATATCGTTTAATAAACCAGTACCAAAGTATAAGTTAGATTTTTGAGCAGCCATTGCAGTATCA